CGGCAGAACCACGTCGCGGAAAAAGACGTTGCCGTTGTCCTGGCTGACGTAAGTCGTCGAGCTGATAGTCGGGAAGTCCGTGACCTGCCAGTTGTTCGTCTCGCTGACGTAAACGCCTTTGACCGAGTTGACCCGGTCCCGGGCGCTTGTCTTGGTCTGCACGTTAATCGGTCCCACGAAATGCTTCTCGGTCAGCGTGACCGTTGGGATCCGGTAGGCCGACGCATACGGTACGATCCTACCGCCCGTGTAGGCGATCAGGCCGCCCATTGCCGACAAGAGCTTGCCGATGTTCTCGTCGGGCGATGCGCTCGTCACGATCACGCCGTTGGCCTCGTAGCGGTTTTCATTGACCACCGGCGAGAGCGGCAGGATCTGCACTTGTTCCTCGCAGATCGTCGCAGCAACGCCGAAGGCTGTATCGTCCACCTCGGCCGAGGTCATGCCCATGCCTAGGGTCGTGTCGGTCAGGTAATCGCGCAGGCAGAGCGCAGCGTTGGCCGAATAGGCGGTTGTGCTCGTGCGAGGATCGAGCACCTTTTTGCCTCGAATCACGGCGCTGATGTTCGGGATCCCGGACGGAAATTTCTCGGCGTCCCAAGTCAGGCGCACGTAGAGGTAGGCGATGCCAGACAGCTTGTGCGCGGTGGTCCATTTGCCTTCGGTGAGGCTCACGGTATCGGCGATCAAATCCGCATCTGCGGTATCACCCGGCACGCCGAGCTTCTTGTTAACTCGCGCGACGCCATTGTAGAATCCAGTCGGCGTGTTGCCGGTCAACGGCACGAGCTCGTCGTTAAAATAAACCTCGTCGATTGCTTGGATCTCGTGGCCGGCAAGCGCCAGTACGATGTGCAAATACTCGTTTGTGGTGCCAGTCGTGCTGAGATAAACGATGGTCCCGCTGACTCGGCATTTGCCGTAAACAATCGTGCGCGCTGAGATTGGATTGCGAACCGCCTGCGAGCGGTTTGAAAGCGAAGAATCGGCAAAGCTTGGCATCTTCGGCGAAAGCAGCTTCGACGCCGCCATTGATGCCGATGCGTAGGCTGCAAATTTCAAAACCGCCGCAACCGCTTTGACAGCGGTGAGGTAAATCCCTGAGGTCGCAACTGCGCCGGTTGGCACACCTGCAAAAAATGCAACTGCCTTGATTGCGGCTGAGGTAAAAATGGCTTGTGGCATGTTAAATTTTCCAAGCTGTCTGGACGTTTGTAATCGGACCAAAGAGCAGACCAGTCTTAGCTGTGAAAACAGTCGTCTCGCCGAGACAAATTCCGAGCGTCATCCCGCGCCCGGTTTCTTGGGCAACGATGTCGCCGCGGCCGGCCAGCTTCGATGCGATGCGTTGCAGACCGAGCGCATCGACCAGAGCCTCCACGCCGCCGGCCTCGTCCAGAGCGCGAGCCGCACCAAGCGCCGACGTGTAGCGACCGCGCCAGGCCTTCGCGTGATCCTCGCCCGTGCAGATCTCGACCCAATCGGCAGCGAATATGCAGCAATCGTTCGAGCCCCAGGCGAAGGGTTGATCGCGCCGGGCTTCGATAAATTGCGCCAGGAGGTTTGGCCAGTTGTCGCGTCGTGCTGGCATCACATGTAAGAGGTGACCTCGGTCTCTCCGCCGCCTTCGTTGATCGGTGCAGCGAGCTTTGCATCGCCCCAGTAAATTTGTTTTTCCTGGATCGCGTTGACGAATTCCAAGCCAAGATCAGGAGGGCTGACCGGGTAAAGGTTTTGCTGTTCCTCGTGGGTGTATCGCACTTCGCGTGGCCGGCGGAAGTCCACCAGCTTATTCTCGGCGGTCATGATGATCGTGGATTCCTGACCATCGTCATTGATGGACATTATATCCATGCGGCCAGCGAAGATCGTAACCGGCGATGAGACCAGCGCGCCGGTTGCATCGAGCGCCCCAAATAGCACCGAGCACTCCTTGCCCTGGTAGTTCTCGGTGAGCGCTAGCGACACGTAAGCCGCCGGCACACCCGAAAGCTGGAAGTTAATTCCGCGCGCCGCCAGGTCGGTCGTCTCTTCGACCGGCGAGATCGTGCCAAGCGTGCCGATGCCTTGATAGGTCACGCTGCCGACCGTGATCGTACCGTAGCCGCTCCAAAGCCTGACCGGCGTCGAGAACGAAAACGAAGCGAGCAAGATCGGCGAGAGCTGCGACGCGCTGACCTCCGTGACCATGTTGGCCGAGAGTGACCGGCCGGCGGTGGTGATGCTCATGTCTCAACGTCCTCGATGATGGCAAAGCCGACGCCGTAGATGCTCGCCTCACCGATTGACCACTCGGTGCTCGGCGATGCCAGGCGGAAGACGCCCTGTGCGCGAGCTGCGTCGTTGGGCTTGCCGTAAACGATAGATGTGCCGCCCGCGTAGCTTTTGCGCAGCGCCGGGAAAACGTCCACGCTCGACGACGAGTTGGATTGGACGACCTTGTAAAGTGAGGTCGAGATTTGCAGCCAGTCGCCGACGGCGAATTGCCCGCTCGCGCCACTGATGCCTAGCGTAGTTCCGTTTGCCGTGGCGCTTGCAACGGTCAGCGTTCCAGTGACGCCGCCTCGGTTCGTCGGGTTGGCGTAGTCTTGAAAGTAAAACGTGCCACGTTGCGCCTTCAGCAGAAAGGAAATGATCTCCTCGGCGTCCGCGCGCTTCATCGGCGGGCAATCGACCGATCCGAGCCAGGCTTGGCCGGGCCAGTTGTATTGCTGAGTCTGGAGCGTAAACGGTGACGTGTTGCGCGAGGTCGCCGAGACGCCCGTAAACGAGAGCTGCGAGAGGTTAAACGGACTCGGCGGAGTGAGTGGATATGAAATGGCCATGAGGATCAGGCGAAGGCTGCGCGATATCCGCCACCGCGGCGAACCATATCGGGGATCTCGGCCTTTAGCCGGCGCCGCTCCTGGTCGAGGATCGGCACGAGTTCGGCGCGCGAGACGCCGGCCGCGATGTTGTAGTTGACCGTGACGCCTCCGCTACCGGATCCGCCTCCGCTCATCTTGTTATTTGGCACGATGCTGCCCGACGCGTGCGGCACGAAGAGCTCGGGACCTTTTTCGCCGACCATGTAAGCGCCGCCTGCGTTCACGGGTCCGCCCTCGGCGCGCATGCCAGAAAGGAAGGTGCCGATTCCCTTCGCGAGCGGCTGCGTTATCATGTTGCTGAAGACTAGCCGCACTAGGTCTTGGCCGATTGCGCGCAGCGTGTCGCTGAGTTTTTGACCAGATAGAATTGCGTCTTCAAACCCGGTGGCGAGAATTTGGCCGGCGTCGTCGAAGAGTCTGTTTTGCTCCTTCATGAGAGCGTTAATTTTTTCCTCACGCGCTTGGATTCTTGGAAGAAGCTCGAGTAACTGTTCCTTTGTCCTGATTTGAATCTGCGTATTTTCCTCTGGAATGTCTCTTCTTAAACCAAAATCCTCGCGCGCTCCCAGTAAATCACTCACGCGCATTTTGTCCGCTTGAAGGTTTTCGCGCAACTGTTCAATGGTCGCAACAGATGTTTGGCTTTGAACGACCCCCAGTTGCTCGGTTAGTTTCTTGAGTTTTTCCGTCTCTGATACTTCGTCTTTTCTCAGGTCATTTAAAATCTTTTGGAGCTCAACTTCTTTTTTCGCGGTAGCAACTGGATCGCCTTTTCCGCGCATTGCTTCCAGTTCTGCACCGAGCGTTTCAGCAAGATTCTTTTTTGCCGCAGTCAGTTGCTCCTGCGACATTCCTATCTGGTCAAAGTCTTTTTTTAATTCGGCCAGCGTTGCGCCCGATGCCTCAATCTCTTTCCTGAATTTCACGAATTTCAGATCGTCGAGCTTTTGCCTGATTTCGTCTTTTGTAAGTGGCGTAAAAGCGTTTCCTATGCTGATGCCAACTTGCGCTAGAGCTAGAGGCAGCTTCATGAAAAGGTTCAACGTATTCTCGACGAGATTCTCCATCTGAATCGCGGCCACGATTTGCTCGTCGCTGAATCCTACTTCTTCGCCAGCGGTCGCGACCTTGTCCAGGCGCTGCTTCATCATGTTCAGCGCGCCCATCACGGCCTCGCCACCGAACGCCAGCTTGGTGATCTTGGAAATCGACTGCGTTGATTTCTCCAGCTTACCGAGCGAGTTCTGCACGCTAGCAAACGCGGCTTTCGTCGCATCGACCGCCCGGAGTGTGAATGATGCTTCAGCCATGTTGTTTTAGTTTTCGGTTTTGGTATTCGATGTAAGCAATCCAGCCGGTCAATTCCTGCGCCGGCATGGCAAGAATTTCATGGGCGCATTTATGCAGTCTGTCTGCCAGAGCGTACACGGTCAGGAAGTCGGCCGCCTCCCCGCCGTAGATCAGTTTTTTAGGTCGTCCACCTTCGGCGCATCGTCCGCGAGAATAGCGTTTGCGATGCGGCCGACGACGTTGCTGTCCGCCTTGTTTAAGAGGGTCGGCTTGTGCTCGATGGTAAACAGCTTCACGCCGTGCTCGTCGGTCGCCTTCATGATCAGGATGTCCACCAGGAGCTCCATGTCGTTTTCTTTGCTGCGACGATAGAGCCGGTTTTTTTCCGAGAGCGTGACCGGCGATGCGTGCAC